TGTACGTTAGGTACTGGCATTAATATTGATAAAGTTGTTTCCATAACAGATTTGGTAGGTGGAATTGGTTATGGTTTAACATCACCTACAATAACCTTTTCACCTTCTCCAATAGTTGTTTATGGTGTTTATAATAATCAATCCAGTGGTGCTGTTGGGAATGATGTTGAAGGATTCTACTTTAGAGAAGATGGGGCAAAACTATACACCGCAAGTTTTACAGGATTAAATCAAATTAAACAATACAATTTAACTGAGAGTTGGAAAGTGTCTACGGTTTCCTTAGCTGCTCAACTAGACGTAAGTTCCGACTTTAGTTATACGACTGGTGTAGAATTTAAACCAGATGGAACATTAATGTATGTCACTGGTGGATTATCATTAGATTATAAAATTGTTACATATGAATTATCAACAGCATGGGATCTTTCCACTGCTTCAAAACTAAGTCAAATTACTATAAATGCTCCTGGTGGAATAAGATTTAAACCAGATGGAACTTCGGTATTCATTCTGGACTTTATAAATCCAGATGTAATTAGAGAGTACACTCTTTCAGGTCCATGGAATCTTCTAACAAGGAGTGGATCTGCGATTCGTACTTTAAATATTACTACAATTTCTGGCGATAATGCAATCCTGGGATTTAACTTTAACTCTGATGGAACAAAATTATTTGTAACAAGTGAGGGTACTTCAAGTATCTATGAATTTGACATGGATTCTTGGCAAATTGATACCGCTGTTTTAACATACTCTTTCTTTGTTGGCGATCGACTCCAATCTCCATCGGATATTTTTGTAAGATCAGATAGAGAAAAATTTGTTGTTGCAGGAGGACCACTAGATAGAATATTTGAATATAATTTAACTTCAACTGCAAAGGGGATAACTCAAGTCAATAATGGATCTGTAAGTAATATTATTATAACTCAAGCGGGTTTTGGTTACACTGAAGCACCAACTATTACTATTGGTTCTCCATATCCATCTGTAAGAGCTACTGGAACAGCAAACATAAGTGCGGGTATTGTTACCAGCATTACAATTACAAACTCTGGATTTGGTTACACTGTTGCACCAACAATAACTATTGCAGATGCTCCTATATCTAGACAAGCGGTTATAACGGTGGAATTATCAAACACTGGAATTTCTACATTTAGAATATTTGATGGAGGACTAAACTATGTTAATGGTCCGACAATTACATTAGATCCACCAGAAGACATATTGAATGTCGAAGTTAATGAAACTTATTCACAAAATTTGAGAACTTGGAGATGGGATGGAACTAAATGGCAGGAAAAAGTTACAGAAGAGTTCCAATATTTTGATCCAAATACTAGTTCAATTATAAGAATTCCAGGATCTGCATTAGCAAGACCAATTACAAATTATGAATATGAATCTAAACTAAATGAAGATAAACGAAAACTCTTAATTATAAAACCAGAGTACTTATCTGTTATTATAACTGATCTTAGAAATATTATGACATATGATGCAGATGATCCGAACTATATTAATGATAAATTGAAGAAAACTTATAACGAAAGAATAATGAGAATATAAAAAAAGGAGGGTTTTATCCCTCCTTTTAGTTTATCAGGACTCAGCGAGTTTTTGGAAGTAACTCAGAGCATCATCTGCATCTTCATCATCTTCTTCCTGAACTCCAGGACGAGCAATCTCAAAGGAAGGAGTAGAACGTTTCGGAGTGGATTCACCACGACGTTCTGCTTCCCACTGTTCATCCTCTTCAACGATCTCAGGATCCTGTCGTGCGGGGACTTTTGCACCCAGGACATAATCCAGACGCTTCTTCAGTTCATCATAGGACTTGAAGTTTGATGCAGCACTGAACTCATTGAGATCATTCAGATTCTTGTAGATCTTCTCCAGTTTGTCATCATCATCCAGAAGAACAGAAGGCTTCTCAAACTCCGACTTATCGTAGTTCCAGTAACCTTCAACCTTACGAATCTTCAGTTTGAAGTTAGCACCAGTCCAGAAGTCAAAAGGATTGACAGCTTCTTCATCTGCAAACTGAGGTTGCATCGCTTCGGTAATCTTGTCATAGATCTTCTTACCGAACTTATAGAGGAACACACGACCCTCATTCTCAGGGTGTGCAGGATCACTCACCACATAGATATTGGCATAGTAGGAGAGTTTGCGTTTCTGTTTCCGAGCAATCTCCTTATCACGATCAGATCCAGAGTTCCACAGAACACGATTATGTTCGGACACAGGATCTTTCTGTCCCAGAGTCGTCAGAGAGTTTTCGATGTACCAACCGCCAGGGCCTTGGAATGCGTGACTCCAAACTTGTGCCCAAGGAAGTTCACATCCTTCGGGTGCAGGGAGGAATCGGATGACTGCGTAACCATTTCCGGCTTTGTCTACTTCGGGTTTCCAGAAACGATCATCAGCACCACCTTCTCCACTATTCAGTTTTTCGACTTGTTTGATCAGTTTTTCAGTCAGTGAACCAGCACGAGACTGTTTCTTAAGATCAGCAAAAGACATTTGTATTCTCCGTATTGAGTGTATTTGGCCTTTGGGACTACTTTATCTTACCTGACGGCAGAAGGGTTGTCAAGCCCGAGTTTTGATCAATCTTTTGGCATTTCCTCTGGATTTTCTATCTCAACTTCAAATAACAATGGGTGACACATTTCGTCAACCAAATAATTTGACCAACGATACATATCCTCAGCAGTGTACTCGTAATTATTTTGAGCCTCTATTTGAACATATGGATCATCTTGCATAATTAATGGAATATCATCAAAGGTAAATGGTATTCCATTAATAAAATACATATCTACAATTTCACCTTCGTGATAACAATATTGAGAGGTGATTTTGTAGTGGTAAGACATCTTACATATCTGCGATTTTATCTAGGCGTGTCAGAGTGTTTTCCATCTCTGTGAATAATTCATTAACATTGTTTCCATCAAATCCCAAGAATTTTGCAGCATCTTGAATTCTTTCTTTCATTTCAAGTGCTTCTGGGTCATCAGATAAAGAGAGACGGAAGTATAAATTCTTCTGTTTCTCTAGAAAAGTTCTCATGAGTTCAACATGTTCCTTCTTCTCTTCCTTACTCATTAGGGGAGCTTTGAAGGTATCTTGAATAATTTTTTGTTGAAGTTCTTCCATCTCTTTGATGGATTCCCTTACAATTTCGGATTGAAAGAATCCACTCACAATACGATCTCCTTTAATGTTTGTGTGTACTTTTCCTTATCAATATTTAGGAAAGATCTGTATTTTTTAATACGCAAACTGACGGATTCCCACACTGGATCCATAAGTTTTTTATCAAATTTCTTAGTAAAATTTAGAATCATATCCATGATCACAAAGGTCTCTATGGATACAGCGTTTTGTAAATACTTCTTAAGAATTTCTGGATGAGAAGAACCTTTAATTTCAAACATCGAATCAAAGGTTTCTTTGTGTAGGAAAACTTCAGCCTCTGTCTTAAAGAGATAAAAGAGGCTTTGTGATCTTTTCAACCAGTTTGAATAATTTTTTTCACCTGACTCAATAATTTCACCAATCCAAAGTTTAGATGGATCATCGCATTCTACAAAATTAGCCAAGAAATATTGACGAATTTCATCATCGGACTTCTGACGAGACATGCGTTCAAAAAAGTAACGATCCTTTCTTTTGTTGAACGATTCTTTAGAAGCCCTAGATTTTCCGCAATATTGAAAGTAATCGTAGTTTGGTTTAGTGAAATGATTTTTGAATGCCAGGTATGTTTTGTATACCTCTATTGGCGTCATAAATCAAAAACTCAATTTTGCACGACTAGTTTTCTTTAAAAAGTTAAGTTGTGTAGCTTCACTCTTAAGTTTTTCTTTCAGTGGTTTTGAAATCAGTTTAGACACGGATTCAAATTCTATTCCATTCTCTTCACAATAAGTGACAATAGCTTCAATATAATTAATTTTTGAAGTCATGACTAGATATTCAATATCCTGAGCAAACTTGGACTGACAAAGAAACTTTTCCTTAATAAGTGAATTTACTTCCTCAGTTGTGTTCTGCATAGGTTCCTGTTTTGTGAGTAACGAACTCTCTGATGTACTTGGTAAGAAGTTTAATATAGTGATCTTTGTTGCGTTTTTCATAGACGAAGCATTCTCCATTGTCAGCGACCATAATAGTGATCAATTTTTTAACTGGAATACCAGTCATTTCATAATACATGCAAGCATATGCTGTTTCCTGGACAAAATAGTTTTCAATCCATTCTTCAGGTTTGATTTTCTTTGAAGTTTTGAAGTCAATAACTGCGAGCTCTCCCTCGTACTCTGCGATACAGTCAACTCTACCCGCGAGTCCCAAGTAGTCACTATAAAGTGACTTTTCTAAAGCATGTATGTTATTTATACGATCTAAGTAGGGTTTTGCCGCAAGAAAGAGGAACTTTGTTACAGGTAAAGGATTATATGTGTTGATGTCCTCATTCAACAAATATTTTTCTACAATATCATGAAACTTGGTTCCACGATCAGTTGCAACCTTAGTGATCTTATTGGCCTCTTCTTCACCAACTTTTTTACGCCACTCGATAAATTTCTGTCTACCATAAAAACTAGTGACAGAAGTAATAGAAGGATATAACTTCCCAGAAGGGGTACGATAAAATCTCGTACCCTCAATCATTTCTGCTTCTAAGTCAACTTCTTCTTTCAAATAATCTAGATGAACAAACATTACATACCTAAAGCCAATTTAGCAATAATATAGTTTTTGACAAGTCCAGAACGAACAATATCATCAACTCCAAATTCTACCATGGAAAAATCATATTCCATTGCACGAATAATTTTCATAAAATCTAGAATCCCATTTTTTTCATGGGTTTTAACAAGATCAGATTGAGTAGCATCACCACAAAATATGATCTTACTATTTTCACCAATACGAGTAATTATACTATCTAATTCGTGAAAATTCAAGTTTTGCATTTCATCAACAAGAATAATTGCATTGTCGAGAGTAGTACCACGAATAAAACTAGTTGACCAGAATGAAATAGTTTCTTGAGCCTTAAGGTTTCCGTAAAGCATCTCAAAGTCAGCATCAGAAGGTAATTCAAACATGTACTTACACATGTTCTTGTAAGGAATCTGATAGAGGGAAGATTTGTCCTCATGATCTCCAGGAAGGAAACCAATCTCTCTTGTAGATACAAGAGATCTTACAATGTAAACTTTATCATATGGAGTTCTTTCATCGAGAACATCTTTGAGTGCAAGATAAAGTCCAACAAATGTCTTTCCTGTTCCTGCAGCACCATAGGCAAAAACATTTTTACCCTTCTTATATTCTTCAAAAAAGATTTTTTGATTGTCAGTCAATGGGGAAATATCCACCATCAAATCAGAATTGATTGGTTTTTTGCGACGCATCTGTTTTGCGCTCATACCAATACCGATGTTGCTGTTGCCGTTAGAGGATTTTCTTGATCTTGGCATACTAGATTTTCTTTACGCGAGAACCAGGTGCTTTACCGGCTTTAGTGAGAACATCATTCCAGCCTGGATTTCTAGAGATGAGTTTGTCTTTCCACTCGCCAACTTCACCCGAACCAGGACAAGTAGATGGATCGCTCCAATCTCTATCCCAATCTGGATTATCTTGCTTCCACTGAGACCAGGCGTGGACACTCATTTCCACTTCTTTCTGTTCGCCAGTGATTTTGTTTATAATAGGATAAGTCGCCATTTAAGTAATGAAATTCAATTATGATTTATTTATTGAGTATTTTTTGAGCAACATAGTGTTGTGGAGACACTTGTTCCACATTCCATTTTATCACAGGTTCAACATAATAACCACCATTTTCATTTGGTTTATACTTTTTGAAGTTAATTTTATTATGTTTCTCAAGAATTAATCTATGTACAATATTGTCATCTTCAATATTATTGTACGTTTTGAGATGATTTCTAATTGAAGTTTCTATATTTTTATTTTCATCATATGCTTGAAAATTTTCTACTCTTCTTTTTGCTGGATGTGGGAGCGAAAAAAGAGTTTTTAAGTCAAACTTAATTTCTACATGTTTTAATCCAAGAAGTAACAACCTTTCATATATCTCAGTATCTTCCCAAGCTGCATAGTAATTCATATTCTCATTATATCCACCAACCTTTAAATAGTTTTCTTTTGTTATGTACAACGTACCCCAAAGAGCCTTGAGATACATGTATTGTTGATAATCAATAGTTTTTGAGTTGGGGTCTTTTTCATCATAAAAATTCCACGATTCATCAGTGCCTGTTAGAAATGATGTATCGTCTATCTTATGGTGATCAAAAAAATTAAAGTATGGATTCATAATCGTGTCGGAATCCAACTTTAAGATGTATTTATTTTTAACTAAAGATGCAGCTAGATTCAGTGGTTGCGGTTGATTAAAGTATGGTTCATTTGGAACAGTAATAACTTTAATTCTTGGATCTAATACTGTTAGATAATCTATAGGATCCCTAGAACTCCAATCAGTTACAATAATTTCATCAATCTCATCGAACTGAATCCATGAAGATATTGATACTAATAAAGCCCTACCTCTATTCCCACATGCAGATATTACTGATACAGTCATACTTTCACAGCTTCATATATTTGATAAGTATGTCGAGTTAAGTTCCATTTATAGATGGGTTTGGAATAACAATCAATGTCGATTTTTCCATCAAATTGTTTATTAAACATATCCAATACTTTAGTAACAATTGGATAATCATTGTGATTTTTACCTCTACAAACTTTTGCAATATGGTTATAAAGTTTGTCGTTATTAATATTCTTTTTATTTACACTTAAAACATTATTAGTTTCAAATGATTCAAAATTTTTCACTCTGTCTTTATCTGTATGTGCAATATGTAAGGCAGTGAATTTTTGTATGTCAATAGATATTGGATTAAGTCCGTAAGAAATCAATCTTACGGACAATTCATCATCCTCTACTGCATAATACTTACCCATATTCTCATTATATCCACCAAGTTTTTTGAAGGTATCTGTCTTTACATATAACAAACCCCATAGTGGATACAAGAAATAGGCGTCCATTCCCCAACATCCATTATTGCATCCAGATACAAATGAATCCTCTTTAATTTTATAAGTGTCAAAAAAATTAAAATAAGGATTCAGGATATGATCATTATCTAATTTTAGAAGATATTCACTTTTAACTAAAGATGCAGCTAGATTCAGTGGTTGAGGTTGATTAAAATAAGGTTCATTATTTACACGAATGATTTTTATTTTTTCACTTAACCGAGTTAGATGATTGATAGGTTCACTCGAATTCCAATCGGTTATAATTATTTCATCAACCTCATCAAACTGAATCCATGAAGCTAAAGATATTGACAGTGGTTTAACTCTGTTTCTACATGCAGTTATAATTGAAACGGACATCTATTGACTTATTTCAAGATCGGAGTAATCAAGTTTTTGAAGTTCTTCTGGAGAGATTTCTTTAGTTTTAAATTCCCCATCTTCAGTATATTCAACAATATAATTTTCTGGCGTTGTTTCTACGATTTTACACGAAGTCCAAGCTTTGTCTTTCGATACCGCCTGTGTTTGGTAGTACATGTTACCTCCTCAAAGGGCATTGGTATATATCACCACTCTAGAGCTTCTGCAACTGAAGGGAATTGTTCGGTAAATACTCTCTTACATTCCAAAGCAATATCCATATGTTCTTTTTGAGTTCCATGTGCAGACCTCAGATTGATATAATGGATCCAAGAACGGCAAGAACCCGTCATATAGATGCGTGTGGGGGTCGCCAAGGGGAGTACAAAGCGAGCACACTCCTTCGCAACCTCTGACTCAAGAAGTTCCTTGTAGAGTTCCTGGGCAGCGTCAAAATGATCCTGAATCTTTGCATACAAATGAATCTTGAGATCTACGGGAAGATCATCAATTGAGTTTTGACGATTCTTAGTATCCTGACGACGAAGTTCGGGAAGTGGAATCTCATCTCCTAAAAGATTAGTATCAGCATACCGTTGCGAAAATTCCTGGAATGTAAACGAACGGTGTCGAAGAATCTGGGCTGCGATACCACGATTCGTTTCAATCTCAAGAGTCATAGAAGATTGTTCAAACACAGACCAATGATTATGCTTAATACAATAAGCAAGCAACTTGGCATAGTTTTCGTTGTCTTGATTCGCAGGATTAGAAACTCGCGCAATATACGCCATTGTTTTTTCTGCATCGGGAGTAATCGAAATAAGTCGTACAGTCATTTAATTCCTCAGTCGGGGTATCCATCGTCATCAAAGACCTCATCATAATCGGAGATGTGGTCTTCATGTTGTTTTGATTGTTTATAAGAATCTGGATCAGAATAAATTTCTGATTTAAGACATTCTACAAGTGACTCCAGATTTCTTACAATTAATTTGAGTCGTTCTCTGTCCATGATTATGCATAATCTCTAGTAATTATAGACAAAAAAAGAGGGGCAGTCAACCCCTCTTGTTAAATATTGGTTCTATATCCAGAACCTGTTCAAACCACTCTCTGAGATGTATTCGGTAACAAGACCAATACTTGCAACCACGATATGTAAGTTGATAACAGGCAGGTGCTCTGTTATCTCTATCCATGTCATCCCAGTGATAATTATAATCCATCACTTATACAGTAACTGAATTAATACAGAAAATGCTGTAACAGTTACAACTGATGCGAGTGTAATTTGAGCAATAATCATCACTTTGCCCCAACTAATTGTGCTAGTTGTGCTTGATGGCGACGTGTTTCTTTTTCTTTTTTCTCTTTAATAATTTGTAAGAAGTTAAGTTTCTTCATCACTTATCCTCCTTTACAAACTTAACACCACGATAGGTTTCGTTATGTTGTTGAGGTTGTTGTTGTGCCTGTTCTTGACGGCGAACTTCGGTGTCATATGGGACACCACGATATACGACTTGAGACATTAGGGTTCTCCTTAGTTTTTTAGGTTAAAGAGCGTTCCTTCAGTCGGCTTTTGCGTCTATGAAACATTCTTTTTTCGTAACTTGTTTAACTTCCCAAATAATATCATTCCTTATTTTAGGAGTGAGATTTGGGTGAGTATTTACTCTCGCAATCATAAATTGTGCTTGGAGACAAGTTAACAGAAGTGTTTCCATAGATGAACGATCCGTTCCGAGTCGGCTTACTTCCGTCCCATACTGGGATGAACGTTAGGGGTATTCTACCCCATTCGGCCTATATAGTCAAGTTTATTTGTATTTTCTGATACAATTTTAAGATAAATTAAGAGCAAGATTCAAGGCTTGTTTTGCGGATTGTGCAATAGGCCATCCCAAATGCAATCCTTTATGTTCAACTTTCCAATGTTCACTTCTTTGTAATTGGAATCCAAGAAGATCATCATTTTCAGTTGATTGCAAAAAATGCCCAACTGGTCGTACAAAGTACAATCCAGCATGGGCAACTACTCTCCAACCAATCTCAACGAATCCCAGATCTCTCAAAGCGCATTCCAATTTGAGTGAGTAACATCCGTCTTCTAGAGTCATGTACGGTAAACCGAACTATGATTTATTTAGAATTAATCATGGATTCTAATTCATTAATCCTTGAAAATTCTGCATAAGCGTGTTCAGATCTTTCATGGAGAATATCCATGAGATCATCATAGATTACTTCAATATCCACATAGTCATTAAAGTAAGTTTCAAGGGCTTCCCGAAGGTATCTCTTACGATTCCACTCAGGAGAGTAGGGTTTATAGTCCATGATAAGGGTAATTATATACTGCGATTATAGACCAGTTATTGTTGTTCGTCAAGCTCTTTGAGATAATCTATCCACCATTGTGGATCTTTTTGCAGTTTCCAATTTGGTACTTCCATTCCTCTCTCAAAGTACCAATCAAATAATGCTTTATCAATTTTTTCTGCGATTTCAGTTTGTCTCATTCTCTTCGTCAGTGTCTTCATATGGGTTTTCCACGTAGGGTCCGTGTGGTCGTTTGGCATCTTCTCTGACATAATTGACTTCCGTTACACTAGAGGACAACCACAAAGACACTTTCATTATTATGTAGATGATTGCAAGAGGAAGAAAACATAGAGAGACAATAACTGCGTGTTTCACTCTTCAATCTCCCAACATCTTTCAAACTTACCTCTCAATTCATTGAGTTTCATTTCTTCCCAATAAGTCATTAAATGATTATTAATTTGTTTTTCTTGTTCCGTAAAATCTAATCTGTACTTATGTTTAATAGTAATAACTTCCGTCATATCATCCAGAAAAGTTGTAGGCATTTCTAGAAATTCGTCGTAAGTCATCAATCCCTTCTCCTCCACTCATCATCATCCCTATCACGTCCAAACCACTCGGCAATATCGTCTGGTGAATTGAATCCTCGGATTCCTCTACTTTCGTGTCCTAGGCCACCAATATCAAGTTGATTTAAAAAGTCATCCATATCACCTTCTTGCATATTTGGATTTTCTGATTTTCTTCTTGCCTGACGAAGAAACCTTGCTGCTGTCTGATTTGCCTTTGCAAGTTTCTCTGCCCAAATCATATCTTCCAAACCAACTTCTTGGTGATTGGCAATCTTACTACAGATACCTTCTAAACGTAAACGATATTGTGTAGAGAGCATGTTTAATCTCCGTATAGGGTTATTTAGATTGTACTAAGTACATCAATGGTTGGAAACCAACCTATGCTTTTCATAATAGAAATATCTGCAACATTATCTTGTCTTTCTCCTTTAGTATCCTCAAGGACTGGAAGATGTCCTTGACCAAAAGCCTTTGCAAGATCAGTGACTGCAACAGATTTACCTGTTCCTATAGTGACAGGTCCAGTCAAGTCACTATTTACAAGATATCTAATGGCACGGCAAACATCTTTTACATGAATCCAATCACGTTTATGATTAGTTACGTACTTTGCTTTTCCATTTTTTAACAGTTCATACATCATA